GATCCATGTGGTTGTTTCGTTGTCGTTGTCTATGGTTCCTTCTCGCTTTTCAAGCAGGGATTCGTCCATAAGACCTTTGGTGGTTGTAATCATGGTAGCCTTATCAATGAAGTTGTGGCTGAGTTGGTGGGCATAACAACGGTGAACGATGAGGTAGTGGTTTTGTCAGCGCCGAAGTCCAGTACTGCCACCGATTTGTTGCTCTTAGATGAATTGTAAATCAGCGCACCCCGTGCTGTAAACGCACCTGTAACCCATACTACGCTGCTGAAGTTTACAAAGGCTGTGGTGTCTGTGACACTGACCGAGATGCCCGGCATCACCTGACCTGTAGCGGTGTAACCCGTGCCTGAAATCTCCCCTGTCGCTGTGTAAACGGTGGTAGCTGCCCCTATATCGGCATTGGCTGTGTACAGCGCCATATAGAAGGTGTCTGTGGAGAAATCATGCACCCCCTGAAGCAGTTGCTGCTTGAAGGATGTGGTCAGGGTCTGGGCAATGCTCATGTTACTGGAATCCTAACTTGCCCGTTGCGGTATGCGTCAGATCGCTCAAGGCCATCGCCCAGACGTTTTAGTTGCACTAATGCTTCACCGAACTTGGTGTTGTACAGCAGAACCATGTCCTGCTCACCCTTCATGTAGGTGTAGGCTTCAACCAGTGTCCCATACAGAAGCGCGGGATCGTAGTTGTCACTGAGCCATGTGTTTGAAGCCGTGACAATGGACTCAGGGTAAGCAAAGTACTGTAGGTCTGTTGCCAAAGCCGCGCTGGGGGTTGGGCCAAGAATAAATTTTAGTTCCGTAACCGTTGTCTGCGGCCCGTAAATAGCATAGTACTTAGGGGTTCCGGTTGTTGCTGGGTTAGGGTACGCCTCACGAATAAAATTTACATCCTTATCAAGCAAGAACGTGTAGCTACCATTGGCATTAACTACCGCAAATGAATAGACGGACAGAAAATCGTTTGGTGCATTGAAGTACGGAGTGCTTGCTGTTAAGGCTGTTGTTGCAGTTTTTTTAAGGTTCGGCAGTTGCACTGCGTTGTAGATGCGTGTCTCTGCCTGTGTGATGAACAAGTTCATGTCCACCGTGGGAAATGTATTCTCGGTGTACGAAGAGACAGCAGCAACCAACGCAGCGTAGTTCATGCCATCGGCCCCCTTGACACTAGACCTTTAGTGGCTGCACCAGTTCCACGCATCTTAATACCCGAAGTCTTTGTGTCAGGTTGCTCTTGGCTGGTGATGTTTCCAAGCGTAGCACGGGCATTGTTCAACAAGCCCATGTTTTCACCCTTGCCGGGGTTTGCTTCCACGGTTACATTTTTGCTAGTCATGGTGTGGGGTTTGGCATAAACAGCGGCAGCGCCAACTTCCTTGCCCATTAGTTTTTGACTGAATTTAGCCATGATTAACCTCCGCGACCAGATTTCTGGTTCATCACTTTAGCCATGCCACGACCGTACTTCATCATGTCCATGTCGGTCTTGCCACCTTTGGAAAACTTGGTTGGGGTTTTGCCGGGATGCAGCCTCTTCTCGTGCTTGTGCACGGCTCCAGCCATCATCTTCTTGTCCTGCTTCATGTCTGCCTTGTCCATATCAACTCCTAAGTTACTGTAACTGAACCAAGTTCCAATTCTGCCACCAAATAATTGGGTGTCAGGCCGTCATCGTTTGCTCTAGACCCGCCTACCGGGTTCCAATTCCACTGAAATACTCTGCTGCCTTCGCCCGGATATCCGTCTGCCAACAGGCCAGAAGCCACATAACTCAAATCTCTGCGTGGATCACGCAAACCCTGTGGATCATCTACCGGGTACATACCCAACTGCAACTGCGGCTGATCCGGTGTCCAGCAGGTTGGGCACACCAGCAAGTTGTAGGTTTTGGTCTTGACAACTTCCTTCTTCAGTTCCTTCAGCTTGTAGCGAAACCCACAACGGTCGCACTCCGCTATCGCATTCTTACCTGATGCAAACCTATTGCCCATGACTAAATAAATTGCTGGCGTGGTACAAATCGAACCGAGGCTTTCTCACGGTCTTCCTCTTGGGCCAACTGCCATGCCTCATCGTATTGCATCTTCAATACCTGTAAACGCTCCAGACCATTGGGCAACTTGAGCGCCAAGTAGTAGGCCAGCCCTGCTGCTACGCAAGGTATAAACCTGAACGGCACATCCATCGTGTCAGAGCCATCCCCAGCGTTCTGGTTCCTACGCAGCCGCCAGTACACGAAGGTGTAGGTCTGGGAGCCATCAGGCGTGGGCCAGACGGTGATTGCTGGTGGGTTTGATACATACACCGCCGTGCCTGTCAAATGCGTAACTGCGTTGGTGTTTGCCTGTCCTCTGGAGCAAGCTGTCAGGACGTTGCCTACGATGTAGCCGTAGTAGATGATCTCGTCGTCCACCTTGATGTAGCCAGCAGCGGCTAGTCCTATGACTGAACTCAGGGTTATGCTGGTGGCTGTGGCGGTAGTTATGGCCCCGTTGAGGGTTAGTGTTGTGGCTGATGTCTGCCCTGAGTTGCGCTGCACCAGAACCTGAATGGGCCTAGCCTGAGTCAACTTGTTGGGCAGCGTAGCGTAGGTGCTTACGCTGATGCGGGTGATGGTCAGGTCTGCTTGGTTGGAAGTTGAGTTGGCGCTGGTGCGGATGACATGCTCAAGCAAGTCCACGGTGTCTGTGGGTAGCGCATAGGTGTTCAATCCTTGAGTCAGGGTAAACGACCCCTGCTCAATTGTCCACATGTTGATGCCCCGGTTGGCCCAATCCGCAAACATGATGTTGAGGGAGCGCCGTGCGGTACGCATGTCATAGCCAGAGCGAAGCTCAGAACCCGCACGTTCAAATGCGTCTTCTATGACTTCACTCAAGTCCATGTCAAAGTTAGCAACACCCGAAGTTGTCATTATCTGAACCCTGCTGTTTTCTTGGCAATTGCTTTAGGCTGTGCTACAAACTGTTTTCCACTTGCTTTACCTGCTCTTTTGGCCTTGGTGGTTGCTGCGTACTCACTAGGGCTGAGACTCTTAATCGCAGCTTCAGGCAAGTACCGCTCCCCCGTCTTGCTTGACGGTTTACCAGACTTGGTGCGCCATTTCTGGTCACCCCAATCTTTCAAGGACTGCTGCGGAGCTTTCAATCTGTATACCCGCCACCTGCGGCCTTGTACCGTTTAGCCATAACCTGCGCTTTTCTCGCGCTCCATTCCCCAGCGCCCGTGCCTACAATCGCCGCAGCCTTGACGCTGTTGAAAATCCGTTTGCGAAGGCTAGGTTTGGTGTAGTTGCCAGCCTCATTAACCTTCGACTTCACAGCCCCACCCTCTTTGTACTGAGTGAAGTTTGTGTTGTCGCGGCGGGCTTTCTTTTTCCCACCGGGCATCTTGCTAGGGTCAATGGCCCCCATACCACGGGAGGCTCTCATTTAGCACATCTTTCCACGGGTCTTACCCCGCTGCGCTATGCCGTCTGCACGGGATGAGACAGAGCCACCAGATGCGTACCTGCTAGACAAACCCAGCATATCCGTAAGGTTGCCTGATCTTTTGGGAGTCTTTTTTTCGGATTCTTTGACTTTAAAAAGGTCTTTAAATCGTTCATTAACTGGTTTTGATTGTGTTTCTCTGTCTGAATCTGACCTTTTTTTCATTGTCTCTTTTTCTTCCGCTGCTTTAGCTTTGGCTCTTGCTGCTTCTCTGGCTATGATTTGAGCATTTTGTTCTGCTCTAAATTGCTTTTTGTCCATCTTTTCTTCTGCGCGTTTTTTCTCGCCCGTCAGCACAGGGAACACATCTTCGACAGTTGTTTCACGAACTTTAGGCGGTGGAGCATTTCTACGTTTTAGCCCCCCTGCTTGGGCGTTCCTGTAGTCTGTTAAATCTTTGTCAGCGCCGTACTTTGCTTTAAACGCATTTAATTGTTGTAGGGTGACTATTGCAGGTTTAGTTTTTGGCGCTGCTGCTACAGGGGTTACTGGCTCTGCTTCTGGCTCTGCTTTTGGCTCTGCTGCCGGGGCCATAGAACGCGATGTGGAGGCTGCCGTTGGCGTTTCCAGCACTCGACTACTATCCACACTTTCGTCCGCGAGTCGCGCCATACGTGCCGTCATGTCTTCACGTAATTTATTTAGGTTTTCGTCGCTTACCTTTGACCCGTCTTCGCCGTTAAATTTACGTATTTTTCTCATGTTGTGCTCCTAGCAAGCTGCGCCGCCGCTTTTCATCTTGATCTGTTTGGCTTTGGTTTTGCCTTTGGTAGCAACACCATCAGCCTGACGAACAAATCCGCCGGTTGCCATTTTGGGCATGCCGCCCTTGTTCATGCCCATCATCTGTTTTTTGTCAGATGCCTTGTCGGCTTTGGAGCCCTCTTGCATGCCTTTTTTCTTAGCAATCATTGCCATGAAACCAGAGTTCATTTTCGTAGCCATATCACCACCTTTTGAGAAAGATTTGCCTTTGTCGGCGTTAGAGAAATCCTTGCCCACGGATTGTGGGATACCTACCTTCTTGGCAAAGCCCGGGCTGTGGGCTATTGCTTCCATAAACCTGTGCTGCTTCTTGCTGGAGCTTGGCATTTAGCACATCCGACCTTTGGTCTTGCCACGCTGGGCTATGCCATCTGCACGGCGGGAGGCTGAGACTGAACCACCTTTGGAAAATTCGTTAGCGCCAACATATGGGTAGGTAGTGGTTTTAACTCCGTCTTCTGTTCTCACGGTAGCGTTTTTCTCTGCTTGCTGGCGTTCGGGTTTAGCTTTTGAAACTTCCAACTCGCGTTTCATACCTATTTTTTTGTCAAAAGCAATAAGCTCGTCTTCCATGCTGGTTTTATTTTTTTTTGCATTTTTTTCAGCAATACCCGCCACACTTGCACGATTGCCTCCGCCGCCACCGCCCATCATGCCGCTGCCACCACCGCCTTCAAGCAGTTCTATTTCAGACAGTTTTCTACCGATTTTTGCCATAATATTCTCCTAACATTTCCATCTTGCAAGGGCCGCTGCTTTGCGGGTTGGTTTACCTTTTTCGTCTTTCATTGGCCCCGGCATACCGCTCATCCGGGCACAGAACGAGTCTTTGCGGGGGCCACCTTGGGGCTGTGGAGCCTTGAGGTTGCTGCCCGTTGCTGCGTTGTACTTGGCCCTGCCCTTGGCAGTCAGACCAGCCCCCTTGGAGATCGGTAGCTTCTCGCCCCGACCCACAGAGAGAACCGGGCCTTGCTTCTTAGCCATAGAACACCGTTAGTTTTGACGATGTTGGAAGCGTTACGTGTATGTCTGTTAGAAACAAAACACCCTCACCCGGCACTGTGAAGGAGAACGCAGACTGATTGGTAGACAAATTAAACTGAAGCCGAGTAGTGCCGCCAGAGCCACCGTCCCTCAAAATAATGTCTCCAGCCGTGCCACCGGGAGTAACAATAAGACCTTTAACCCTATTGCGTCCCGACACCACTGTGCCTGTGGTTTCTCTGTGAACCGCTAGTACGTCTGTTTGCATCATAATCAATCTCCTTTAAAACGGGGGCCGAAGCCCCCAAGATCAATTACGCCTGTGTGCTAGATGGGTTAGCAGAGCCATCAGTGTCACGGACAACATACGTCATGGTCAGTATGCCAGCACCAGAGGTGGCGGTTACGTTAGCCTGTGTAAACGTGATGATTGCGTCTGTCGTACCTACATTGCCGCACAATACAGCGGCGGCGGCAGAGTTGTTGCCGAGCAAAATATTCACAATGCCTGTGTTTGTAAACACACTTCCGTTTGCTGCGGTGTTAATTGCAACGGCATTGGAAAAAAGTGCGTACGTGGGCGTTGTTGTTGCATAAGCAACAGTGGTGTTGAACGAAGCGGTCAAAATCTGGGAGCCTGCCGGGATCGTAAAAGCAACCGTAGCTGCCGTAATGTCCGTGTACAAGATGGCTTTAGACTGCGTAACAACCGTTGCGCCCAGATTGCGAATGTTGCCAGCGGTGGTTCCGGTGGTGTTTTTGACCGTGCCGAGCAGCCAAGGGCCGAGATGAGTTGCGAATCCCATGATGTAATTCCTTCATGCGTTAAGGTGTATCAATCTTGCATGTCAGTCAGCCGGGACTGTTTGATACACCGGAAAGCCCGGAGTGGCTGCAATATAGCACATATTTTAGGGTAGTGCAATAAAAAAAGGCTCCCGAAGGAGCCTTAGTGGTAGGCCAGTCACCTCTACCGTACTGAATTTAGGCAGAACCGGGGCTTCCGAAGACGCCAAGTGGGTCGCTCCAGCCAAAGCTGTAACGCTCACGGCTCTTGTAACGCACGTTACCGGTATCGAAGTCTCCATCCATTGAGTTTGCCAGAGGCGAACGAACAAAATGCTTCAAGCCGTTGGGCACATCAGTGGTCAGATACCAACCACTGGTGTCGGTCAAGAAGTGGTTGATGCAATAGCCTTCAGGAATCGAACCGTTGCTCTTCAACGCATTGATATCGTTGTCGGTAGTGCCAACACGGAGGCTGGTTTCCAACAGACGGGTAGCAACGAACTGGAGGGCAGGAGGTACAATCAATTTCTTTGGCTTTGCAGCAATCAACAGGCCGCGCTCATCCGTCCAAGCAGCGATCTGAATGACGGCGGCTTCCAAAGAAGTCTCGTTCAAATCGGCTGCGGTTGCTGGACGGTTAGAGTTGGTACCACCGTTGACCAGCGGGTGGGCAGTGGAAAACAAAGCAACGCCGTCGCCACCGGGGTAAGCCGCAGAGAAACCGTTGTTGACAACGGAAGCACCCTTGACTTGCTTGGTGTACGCCATCGCACGAGCCAGACCCTTGGTGTAACGAGCAGACAGCGAGTCATACAAGTTATCTTCCACGGCCTCTTCAGTGATGGAGAAGCCTAGAGCAATGGTTTCGTGGTTGTAGCGAGTCGTCCATGCTTCCTGTGCATTGTCATAGGCGATGGCAGAACCCTCGTTTTTGACTGGTGCAGCAGAAAAACCGGACAGCTTGGTTTCCTCTTCAAAAGAACGCTCAGAAGATTCCACTTCGTAGAGTTCTTTGTGCTCCTCGCCGTAGCGAGCGTACTCAAGGCCAAACAAGGCATTGAGGCCGGGGAGCAGTTCTTTAAGTAGTTGTGCGCGTGAAATAGCCATGATTTATGCTCCTTATGCGCCAGTGGCAGAGTAGTAACCATGCAGTGCTTGGTTATATTTAACCAATACTTCAGGAAACTGGGTGAAAATAATAGTGGATGAGCTAGGAATAGCTACAACACTACCCGGCACGGCAATCGCAGAGTTAATCGTAACTGACGTTGCAGCGGCTGAAGCTGCGGCGGTTACAAAAGAACCCGTTTGAATGAGTTGCCCGTTCGCTGCAAGGTAGGCTACATCTGTCCCAATAGGAATTGCGCTAGGCAAGCCCGTACCAGTTAAGGTGATTGTTGTAGAAGATGAAGAGCCAGTTGCACTTACTGAAATAGCAGACTCTTGTACCAAGCCAACCAAACGCAAAGGTAGGGTGGTTGTTACTGGAGTTGCCGTAGGAGCTAAAACTGCGTTAGCAGAATTGCCAGTGGTTGTGCTACCCGTATTGTTAATGGCAGACAGGTTGGTACCAATCATAGCCATAGCAGCGGAAGCAACAACAGTGGTGGCGGAACATACAACTGCTTTAAACACAGCATCGGGGTCGTCCAACACATATGCTTGGCAGTCACCCGCAAGGGTTCCTGAAGGCCAGTATTGAGCAAATTGCTTTTGCTTGTTTAGGGGGCTTGTGTAAGTACACCCTAGAAAAATACCAACCGTTTGATTTAAACCAGTGCCGGTAGAAACAGAGGCACGGGTTATAGAACCACGCGATAGTACGACGAAATCACCATAGAAGATGTCGGTTGCATAACCGTACTGGATGGAGTACATGCGGGTAGAACCTGCAAATACTTGACCTCCAATTAGATTCTGCGGCAACAGCCCATATGGCGCTGATACAACGGGATAAGCCATTTAAGACTCCTTAAAAAATTAAGAACCAGAACCAAACGTCACTTTTGTCGATTTTTCTGAAAATTTCGACATCCGTGGATCGTTATCTCGAAGAAAATTATTGTCTACTGACTCCATCTGAGCTTTGTTCTGATTAGCGTAAAAACTAGAACGCTGTTTCATAAACTCTTCAGGAACACGGCAAAGCAATAGTCCGCCTACCTCGACGTTGCCTTTAAAACGTCCTTCAGTAGAAGCGTGCACCAATAGCTCAGGATAGTCCTCTGCCTTGCAGGGCTCATACCCCTCGCGTAACTTAGAAGAAGTATTACTTGGATCAGCTTGTCCCATCATGCTAATACGAACCCAGCGATGATCCCAACCCGGACGTTTATCCGGCGTTGGCAGCGTTTCTGGAGGACGCCAAGCAGTAGGGCGTGCAAAAGATTCACGACTATCCAGTTCACGAACCAGACGGTTTTGAGTTTTGTCCAAAGTCTTTTCCATTTTTAACCTCTATTAAGTAAAGCAACCTGTTTCGCGTATTGTTCTGGGGTCACCCCAAGTCGCCGGGCAATGGCTACTTCGGATGCCTTCAACCGAATACGGTTAGGCGGTGTGCTGCGGGTAGCCGGGGCTACAACCGAAGCTGGTTTTGTTGCACGGACGGGGGTGTAATCCTCCTCCGGTTCAGAAACTTTTTTAGAAGGAGTTTCATCATCCTCATAGCTCTGAGAGTCCGAAAAACTCTCAGGAAAACGCTTTCGCATTGTTTTGTCAATGGTTTCAAAGTAGTCTTTGGAACCGATATAGTCCGCACCATACTCCCTTTGGAGCTTTCTGTCAAGTCCTGATGCTGCAGCAGTCATTTCTTCGTCTTTGCCCCACCAGTCTGAATTTGCCTCTAGCCACTTAGCGGTACGTGGTGGCAGCTTTGGAGGCTTATCCGGGAGTTCAAACTTGTCCTCTTTCACTGGGATAGGCTTCAAACTCTCGGCCCTATCCAGTTTTAGCGCTGCCTGAGCAATTTTGGTTTGCGCTGCGGCAATAAGGTCGGGGTCTCCGGCTTCATAAGCTTCTTTGTACCCACGTTCAGCAGCCTCAAGACTACTTTTTGCAGAGGTTTTGTTCTGCGCAATAAACGCTTGACTACCGTTAGCCAACTGATGCTGCAGGCGTTTGTTGTCTTCAAACACCTGTTTTGCAAAGTTCTCCGCAGCTTGGCGCTCACGAATAGCCTCTTCTTTTGCTCGACGCTCATCGTGGTATCCGCGAGTAAACTTCTTGATGCGCGCCTGTACTTTTTCGTCGTACGAAGCAAGCTCGTCTTCAGAAGCATCCTCAGGCGGGGGCGCGGCCTTGCGACCACGATCTTCTACAGGCGTGTCGTTCTCAATCTCGATTACATACTCGCCATCACCCGCTTCTGTATCTACGGGTTTACCCTTAGCCTCAGCTTCTTTTTCGTCAGGAAACTTGAAGTCATCTTGTCCAAATTTAGCCATTATTTACTCCTTATGCAGCGCGGGTGATTCCACGCGGATCGTCAACTGTTGCTTCAACCGAATCATCATTGATGATCCGAAATTCGCGGCCATGAATCTTCAAACGGGTACCGGAATTTGGTCGGCAGATGATGAAATCGCCTTCCGCGCACGATGGCCCATTGGGGAAACGAGTCGCGTCTCTGTACGCATCAGGCCCAAGTTTCACTACAAATAGCACTGGGGTCAGCACTTCTTCATAGTGCATAGTTTTTGAGTCCTTGATGATCCCCACAGAACTCTCCGCAAACTTTTCCATAGCCTCTGGGACTACGCAAAGAAGGTGAAAGGTTTTAGGGTCAGGCAACTGCTTTGCTTTCTCCTCGGCACCCTTATTCAGGATGCCAAAGAGGTTTACCGCAGCGATATCAAATTCACTCATTTTCAGATTTCTCCATGCGTTGCACGAGGTCGTTTAGGATAGATTCTGCATGGGTTAGACCCCGGATAATCCCGCAGATATGCCGGTATTCAGGGTAGTCCCCTGCTCTCCCGGCGGAAAGAAAACTCGCCTGCTCACTACGCAATTTATCTATCTCTCGGGCAATGAACCCGAGCAAGCGATGTTGATCCATTACCTAATTTCCTTAGTGGGTTTTGGCTGCTGCTGCTGCATACGCTGTTGGACTTGCTGGCGTTGTTGGTGGGCCATCTGTGACTGATGCTTCGACATATCCACGCGCAAGCGGGCGGTATCTGTTTGTTGCTGTTTAGCCACACGTTCCCGTGCAGTAGCCGCCGTGGCCTCGATCTGCATCCGGGCAATTTCTTTCTGGCTATCAATTCGAGCCTGCTCGATAGTTAGTTGCGCAGCCTTGGCATTAGCATCGGCGTTCTGTTTCTGGGCTTTAAGCTGCAATTCCTGCTGCTTAATTTGTAGCTCCTGCTGTTGCATTTGTACAACAGGGTCTTGCTGTTGCTGCTGCGCTGCCTGCTGCTGCGCTGCCTGCTGGTTCTGCTGCAGTAGCTTCTGGGACGCCTGCGCTGCCATCATCGCAATGCGATCAGCGAGTTCTGGAGTAACCTCTTTGTTCTGCTCTTTAGTCGGCAACGGCAAGCCCATCTGCATCTCAATCTGTTTGCGATACTCAAACGCAATGTGCTCATTCATGTGGGCCATAGCCGCCGCCATAATTGCCGGTGCTTGAGGATTCATCTGCATCAACTGCTGAATCTTGGGGTCTTGCATCGGCGCTTGGTGCACTGCAATATGCGCTGGATGGTTCTGCTCGATGAACGCTTTGACCGGCTTGCCTGTAAGGAGGTCTTGGTTCTCCTGCACGGGGTCCACTGGAATTGCATCATCTTCAGTAGGTACAAGTTTGGCTGCGTTCTTAACCCCCAAAATCTCAATCATCTGGCGATGCAACAGAGGCAAGTCGTACAACTGAGGTGCTGACTGGGCTAACTGCAGGACTGCCTGATACTGCACAATCTTCTGCGCCATCGTGGCAGCGTTGGGGTCACTAACCGGAATAACGTCCACCGCGTCATAGTCAGCCTTCTTAATATCCCGACCACCACCCTCTGGCTTGTAGTCGTATTCCTCCGGTGTGTAGTCGGCAATGATGACCTTTAGCAGTTTGAACTCCTGCTTCATTGCGTAGTGCAGGCGAGCCTGCACTGCGGTCATAACCTTCAGCGTGCGTTCCAAAAGGGCCAAAGTAGTGCCCACTGGAGCGTTTGAACTCATATCACTCACGTTCATGTCGCCAGATGACGCAAACGCGCGGCCTTCAGACACGATATTCTGGAACAAAGCGAACAAAACTTGGCTCGGTTCCTTGTAAGGCAGGGGGAGAATGTTGTCTCTGATGCTGCCACTTGGCACATCCACATCCCTAAATTCACCCGGAGCTATGGGTGTATCGTCCCCTTTGATCCGCAAACCACGAGATTTCAAACCACCGGGCAGATTGCTCAATGTGCCAGCATCCACCAACTGACGGATCAACATTGTGGACGACTTGGCGTAGCCGCCAATCAAGTGGATCAGACCGTAGCCATAGAACCCAAAGCCGGGGATGTACTGGTAGTGCACGAAGTGCTGGCGTTTTAGGTGCAGCCTGTCTCCCTCGTACCAATTCCTACGCACGGACAAGACCTTCGTAGTGCCCTTCTCAATAGTGACTACATACGGTAGAGCAATACCCGTTGGCTCACCCTCACTGTCCTTGTCCTCGTATCCTTCGAGGTCTAAGTCAACGTGCATCTCCAGTATGCGGAACCGATTGTCCTGCGTAGCAGACAGGCCCATCTCCTCAGCTTTCTGTTTCTCAATGTCGTCTAGTTCGTTCGATGGCTCGCCAAGCTCGATGTCTGAATAAAACCCAGCGACCATCAGTTTCTTCAACTCGTTCTCGGTCTTACGCATCACGTGCGTAACCCGCTCCGCTGTCTCCAAATTAGACGCACCATACGGCACGACAATATCTTCCGCAGGAATAAACATCGCCACCTGCCGACCTTTGCTCGGGTCGTAGTACACCTTCTTGAATGCTGAGCCCGCCAACGGCAGTGACCACAGTAGCTTCTCATGCTCTGGCCGGTACTCAATCATTACCTCGGTTAGCTGATAATTCATGTCATCACGAACACGCGCAGCAGACTCTTCAGCCAGTACGTCAGTCGCTCCAATAATCTGAGTCTTTACCGGACCCATAGCCGGGAATGTCTCCATCATTGCTTCTGACTGGAACCTTACAACACTCTCAGTGAGCATCGGGTGGAATACACCACAAGCGCCGTTCCACGGTTCTGTGCGCTCTTCGTACTTCAATCCAAGTAGCTTTAGCCCTTCTACATACGTACGCATCCAGTCCTTGCGATCCATCAGGTCCTTGTCAACCTCCGATACAAGTTCTGAGCCCAAGGAGTCCAGCACGCTGTCGCTGATGTATTCAGCAAGATTGTCGTGAAAGTTCTCGTCGTTATCCTCCCCCGGCTCCAAGTCAATCTCTAACCCATCCATGTCAATGTGCACAGCCTCCGGGTTTTCGATCTCAATCTCAATGTCAGGCTGCAGTGTCTCAAGCCCCTGCGGTGCTGCGTACAAACCTTTGTCCATTGCCATGATGTATCCTTAGACTGTGTAAAACCGCTCTCGGCGGCTGCTCTTGAACCATTTAATCTCGTCAGGCTCGTCAGTCGGTAAGCGAAGAAACCCACCCTGTCGGAACCTAATAAGGGCTAATGTTGTGGCGTCAACCAAGTCGTCGTGCTCCCCGGAAGGAAACGAAGCAATTTCGTCAACTAACTCCTCGGCCCAACGAGTGCGAGGAATCCACACTTTCCCAGACGCAATTATGTCCGAGACTGCATTTAACCGAGCAATTTTGTCTTGGCCCTTACCCGGCGTAAATTCTTGCACCGGTATGCCCATCGCTCTTAGTTCGTAGATCAACGGAGCCCCTGATGCCTTTTTCTCGATCAGTACCCCATCAGGTTCGTACTCGTTGTACTCCTTGAGCACATCTTTCTTCAAGTCAGGGTACTCAACTCGCTTTTTGTATGTATTGAGCAGGATGATGTTAGGCGCACCGTGGTCTTCGTCCAGATTAAATATGCCCCATGTGGTGCCCGCAGAGTAGTCAGCCCGCTGGTTTTTCTCAAAAGCTGTGTCCCATGTCTGCAAAATGTAGTCACAATGGGGTGGATCATCCTTCTCCCACCACTTCCACCAGTCGCGTTTTACGATGGCGCTTTCGTTGCCAACAGGATTCTGCTGATACTGCGCTTGCCATTTGGAGTTTGGCAGTTCAGCACGGAGGGCTTCGAGTTCCTGTAGAGGCCAAAATTCGGGCCAAAGAGGAGTACCGGACGGCAAAATGGCCGGAAATTCGATGACTTCCCAATCTTCACCTGCTCGTTGTGCTGCACTTTTAAGTACCTGTCCAGTTAAATCCCGTTGAGCCCAGCGCGTCATCACTATAACAATAGCCGCACTTGGCTGCAAACGCTGTCTTGGCCCCGATGTGTACCATTCGTACACCTTGTCATAGACCTCCGGGTTGCTAGCGGCCATCGCAGCCTCTTGCTCTGAGTGCGGATCGTCAATAATGAGCACATCTGCGCCCTTACCGGTCACCGTACCCCCTACGCCAATAGCAAAATAGTCACCGCCCTTGCTGGTATTCCACCTACCGGCAGCTTTTGAGTCTGCTTGGAGCGTCAATTCGGGAAAAATATCGTGGTAAACCTCCGAATCCACTAAATTTCGCACTTTTCGGCCAAAACCAACTGCCAATTCCCCCGTATTTGAGGTCTGGATCACCTTCTTGTGTGGAAACTTGCCTAAAAACCAAGCAGGTAGCAGGTAAGACGCGAATTCTGACTTAGTGTGCCGGGGCGGCATGTTGATAATGAGCCGTTTACAGGTCCCATCTGCCACCCGCTCAAACGCATCCGCCATCCGCTTGTGGTGCCTGCCCGAAATAAAGCTCGGCCACACTGCTTCCACAAACTTAATGAACTTAGTCTGGCTAAGCTCTCGCTGTTTCATCTTCTCCAGCTTATCAAGCTGTGCTTCGAGTACACGCAAGTCGGACTCGGACAACTTGCCCGCGTTAATTAGCGTCTCAATATCTCTAAGCGAGATGTTGCTCATCTTGAGTTTGTTCCTGTTCCTGCTCTAGTTTTTGGGGGTCTAAGTCTTGTTCCTGTTCTGGTTTTGGCAGTCCCAACTGCGCATCCAGATCATCTATTGGAGTTACGTCCGTAACCGTTGTATTCAGCAGGCGCTTGATTCGTTCCTTGATGGAGTTCTCCAAGGACGAAGACGTTGTGTGGTGCACAGTAATCTCGCTGCGCTCAGTAAAGATACCGATGTCGCTGTGCTTGCCAAGAAGTTCCAACGCCTTGAGTTCAAACCGAGGGTCGCCGCAGTCAGCAAGTTCAATGAGCTTGTTGGTAATAAAGTTGCGGGCCTGAATTGCATCCGCAATCGCTTGGTAGTCGTACGCTTTGAGAATTTGCGCAGCTTTCTTGGCTACGCCGGGGATAGATACAGTTTTTGGCTCTTCGCCCTTTGCCTCACCCTTGATCAGCGCACGGGCTTTGGCTTCATCTTCTTCGGAAAAATCAATGCTGCCACCTAGTTGGTCTATCAGGTCTGCAGTGTTTGCAGCAATAGCAATACTGTCTGCGTGCGTTTTGGGCCGCTCTGCGGATAGGTCAAAGGGCAGAGAGTGTTCTGCAGTAGGCGTAATTTCTATCATAAGCACCGGGTTAGCGGGAGGTGGGGCGAATGTAACACAAAAATATATGGGGGTGGGGGTTGGGCTTTTTAAAAAG